ATGGCACGCTATATTGACGCAGTGCCAATAATGAGTTATGATTCAAAAGTTTTGACCACTAAATTGGTCACAGGTGTAGCAGCAGGGTGGGGCACATATGCAAGTGTTACCGCCATGGCGCACCTCTGGTTGGTTGATGAGATCACCGACCAGGTAGGGATAGCAGGACTCACCGCGGCAGATCTAATCGTCACGGGGGGCTTATGCACAGCCGCAATTGCCACAGCAGGTACAGTCTATACTGTTGGCAAGATGATGTGTCGTGCAACTGACGTCCTTACAGACTTCGAAAATGGAGTCGTAGTGGACTTGAATTCCTCGTGGGGAGAATTCGAGTCAAGGCAAAACGCAGTCCCCGGAAGGAGAGCAGCACCTAACAAGCACACCGACATGAAGATCCGACGTCCGATTTACTCTGAGGAAGCACAGCGCCACAGGCGTGTCCGAGAGTTTAAGATCAAACGGATTAGGAAAACATGGAGGATGTTGCGTGAAAGGGTGATGACAGGAGCATCAGGAATTGGTGTCTATACAAATGTAACTGGCTCGGGCAAAACAGCACCGCAGTACGATAAGGAATACAGGGAGGATTGGAGTGATGAACCATACCCCCAGTGCCTTAACACGAGAGTAGTCTCAACGTACTATGAGCAAGGACGACCAAGATATGGACACGAATTAAATTACACTATGCAGAATATTCCAAGCGCAGAGAAAGAGGAACTGACACCCATGGATCTTGGGGGTCTATCCAAAGCGCAAAAATTGGCGGCAAAGCGAACTTCTATTGTTAGAGAACACTATGGGAGTCGCGAGAGGAACTGGAAACCTAAGGAGAAACAAAGGGTGTACCATCGAATATGGATACCTGGTAACGACCTTGGAGTTGATGATCCATCACCATATGATAACAGACCTGGCAACACGGCACAGGACTTGTTTGAGGAATTAGTAGGATTTTGTAATTGCACAGGCAGACCAAAGGTGGCCAGTACTGGCACAAACCCACACTCTGGGTGCGCGGTGATCAGATTCCCCGCATCTGAACAGAGTATGGTAAGTACTGCAGAGGAGCAGCACCCAGAGGGACAAGAACCAGGTCTCTTTCTGGACACATGTTTAGGACAATATGCATGCGGGCACAACCCCACTGGCAATAGTATTGAAGAGCGCAAGAACAGCGCCTTTCAACACCAGTGGTGTGGACGGCTACAACGCATGCGTGGATTGGCAGGTTGGTATAACTACGTAAAGTTGTACAAAGCAGATTGGATACCGCGTCACACATTGCGGATGTTCCATGAAGGCACACCTGATAAACCAATCGCTTCCGAAACAATGTACCCTCTACTCACCCCAGGCTATAGTGGAGACACTGGATGTGGTTACGACCGCGTCAGTGATCCTGAACCACTACCACTGATGCCAATACCCGAGGACACACATAGATACAGACAAGGCTCTGCATTTAATGTGCTCCACCCCTTAGATGACGTAGCGCCACTCCCTGAATTTACCGAAGGGAATCAGTGGGATAATGCGATGTTCGTGTGGACAAATGGCTGGTTAGGCCGTTCATTCGAAGAGGTTACCAAAACGCAAGAGGCAAATAGATTACACGACAGGGCGCTCATACCCTTGGTCAACGAAGTGTATGACATGTCTTATGATGTGATTGGTAACAAGAACACGCTAGCCACTGGTGCAGATTCAACTATACACTATTTGAATACTGTTGTGAAAGCGCAAGCAAAGGATCCTGATCTGGACCTCGATACCCAGACTAGGAATGCAATCCACAACGAGGTTGTGTCAAGATTGATTATCCAGAACGGTGAAGATGCACTTCTGCAGGACATGCTGAGGTTGCGGAAGGACCGTATCAACGATGGAAAAAGTCACTCGGGATGCTCCCCTCTTTGATGGTGCCCTATAGCTTGTGAATCCTACGACCTTAAGAAAAGGCGTGACTATCAGAAAAGCGCCTTATGTCGTATGCGTATTCAAATACGTCGAACTAAGGGTAAAACCCGTGAGCCAAACGGCAGGGCAAATTGCCAAGCTTACGGTCTGGCCCCCGCAAATGGGCCTGATTTTATTATATTTGAAAATAGATTACAAGAAGGATTGTGTGGACTCATGGAGAGAGTGCTCTATAAGCCAAAGAAGACCAATGGAAAAATGGTCTTTGACAACGACGGCTTTCCTCTCCTTGAGGATCCACCAAAACCTGTTCCACAAGTATGGGACGACCATAATTACTACAGTAAACAAATAGTCGAACTTGTCGGTATCTGCACGGTATTGACCAATGAAGAGGTGGTTAATAGCCGCCCGCCTGATAAGAAAAAGGTGTATCAGGAAGCGTTAGATTATTTTATTAAACTAAAACCACTGTATAAGGATTGTTATAAGTTAACCCACGAAGACGCCTGGCCAGACGGGTTTGTCAAGGCAGAGTGGATGGAACTCAAATACTTAGTCGGAATGCTCACTAGCTGTCCACGAATAATTTCGGCCAGCCGCACTGTGTACAACTTGCGGCTTGCACGTTTTATAACAGCTATTGAGAAAAAGATATACAGTGCTATAAATAGAATTTGGGATCCAACAGGACGCACAAAAGTGGTTCAGAAAGGATACAACGGAGAGGAGCAAGCTTGGAATATTGTAAAAGCTTGGCGTGATGTTGAGGATGGAGTTGCTGATTTTAGGCTCATTAATCAAGGTGATGACAACGTAATTATCTTGAAGTGTTTGGTAAATGGTAAATTAACTACCAGGGCCATCACTATTGATGCCGAAAGATTTGACCAACACGTTCATATTGACACCGTCAAGTT